TAGCATACCTTGAATTAAAGTTTCAACACTCATGCCTTGTTCAAGCAATCCCATAGCACCATCTAAAACTTCAGCATCATTGAGGTGGTTCATGTATCCCATCAATACTTTTTCTACTGCATCCTTACCCTGTATTTCAGACGGACGTTCATAGGGTGCATTACCCGGTTCTCTTAATAAAGATTGTCCGGGGATAGGCACTGTGTTTTGAGGCAGGTCTATTTCTTTATCTAGTGCCACTTATTTATTCCTTCTTTCCATTAATGAATCAGAGTTAAAATCAGGAAGCATTACTAATTCTGCTTCAGCTAATCTCCTATTTTTATTAATACCATCATCATCTTTTGCTAAAGACCTAATAGCTGCAGATATTTTATCTGTATTACCAGTATTTATTGCGGCCCTAATTCTTTTAGGTACTCTACCATAGTTATAAGTGATAGACATAATAGCACCTTTAGCATTATTACTTAGTCCATCCCAAGAGTCACCTATATTATTTTTAATAATAGGTAAAAAATCTGTTTTAATTCTACGATCAAGGTCTTGTTTAGCTTGAGCTTCATTTACTCTAGTGTCTTGACTTACAGGAAAAATTTTACCTCTTTCCATATACTGATCACTGCCATAGCCTACTCTCCATACAGGTTTATCTGCACCTTTCTTACGATCATCGTAAGGTTTACTTTTAAAATGTTCAAACTTCATCAGTGCTTTAGTGGAGACATTAACCCAATCACCACCTGCCATATCAGTAGCACCAAACCCATCTGCCCTAGTTACAGGAGTTACCTGTTGTTCTTTTTGTACCTTTTCTAAAATACCAAAAATACTACTTCTCATATCTGTATCTACAGCCTTGTTAAATGTTGACATAGTATTAGGTAAGTTGTCTACAAAAGCTTTGGTTCTATTAAATGTTTTAACAATACTACCTTGTTGATACTTTGGCTGTGTGTTACCACCGTACTTAAAGCCTGTTTTATTTCGTTCTACCATTTTGTTTTCCTAATTAAAAAGGCCAAAAGAATTTCATAAGTTGACTTGTCTTATCTCTTTCTTCCGCATACTCTAGCTGCATTCTTGCCGCATCTTGATCTTTATCTGCAACCATAAGACTAAGTGTTCTATCTTTAGAACTTTCTTCTGAGTTAAAAAACATATCCATAATGTCTCGTTCTCTTTGCCATATCTCATCAATGCTTTTTGCAGTAAGGCCATTAGTTATTTTAGCAAATTCCATATTAGATGCATTGTCAGCAGCACTATTTAGTGTTGAGACATTCTGTCTCCAAACAGCATTAGCTTGGGCTATTGCTAAAGAGTTAGTAGAATTAAACTGATTACGTTGTTCTTGCATTTTAGTTACAAATTCTGTGTTAGCATTTTCTTGCCCAGCATTAAACTGTGAGATAGCTGCAGACTGCGAAGAATTAAACTGAGAGACTTGAGAATTTAAACTGGCTAAGAATTGTTTAGTTTGATTCTCACTTGTAGAATTAAATTGTTTTGCTGCATTCTCTGCGGCAACATCAGTTAAAAGAGTTTGCTGCATAGCTTGTGCTTTAAATACTTCTGTAGATTGCCTGTTAGTTAAGTTAGCCATCTCCATACCTAAGAAGTTCTGTGCATTTTGTACTGATGCTTGCTGCTGATTAGTTAAATTCTTTTGTTCTATTTGACTAATAGAAGAAGCTTCTGCCATAACCACAGCTTGTTTGTTAGTAAGATTAGCTAGGTTAATTGTATTAGCAGACCTACTATTTTCTAATCCTATCTGTTGTTCTGCAGTAAAGTTTAAATTAGCTACCTCAGAAATCCTAGAAGCATTAGCTACACGTGATTGAAACTCTTGATCAAACTCAATGCCAATAAAGGATGCCCTTTGTTGTGCTGCAAGCATAGCACGTGCTTGTTTGTTTGACAAGTTTTGATTTTCAAATTGTGCAAAAATTTGTGCATCGGCTGCGGCAATAGGTAATGCAGACTCCATAGCAGCCTGTACAATGGCTTGTCCTGCCATGCTACTAGCCCCTAGTCCACGTGCAGCCATCTGTGCTGTAGCTGTCCTCATGGCTCCTGCTGCCCATGTAGGTGTAACACCATCCTCAAAGTCTTCCATTAAATTAGTTAGCTGACCTTGTACTGTAGCTTTATCGGAAGGTGTTGCGGTAGCAGCCTGTATTTGCTCAGTGAAAGCAGAAGCTTTAACAGCATCAGCAGCCCCAGAAATAAGTTCACCTGCTTGAATTTCCCTTTGGACAGGGTTATCCATAAGCACTGCTGTACCTTGTTGAGCAGTTAGGTTACCCACACCAGTAGTTGTAGGGTCCATAGTGGCTGCAGCAATAGTACCTTGAGGAGAGACTGTGCCTTGTTGAGCAGTTAAACCTTGAAGGTTTTGTGCTGTGCCAGAAGCACCAGTACTAGCAGCAATACCTGCAGCAGTAATATCTGCTGGCCCTGCCATCGGGGTTGCAACGGCTGAAGTTGTTTGACCTACAGGAACATTAGGTATCTGCCCTGTTGCAGGGTCTATTTGAGTGCCAGTAGCACTAGGGTCTATACCAGATACTTGTGCTTTTTGTAACACAGAACCCGGATTAATAAGAGTATCCCTCATTAAGTCCTGTTGACTTTGAACCATTTGAGTTTGTTGAATGCCACTAAGATTAGAAAGCTCTGCTTGGGCTTTAGTTATTGCTTCTTGTTTAGCTACAACAGCAGATGCAATCTGAGGGTTAGCTTGGTCAGCAGTTAATAAACTATTTAATTCAAGTTGTAAAGTATTAATAGTATTTTGTACATTTTTAGATGCGGTAGAAACATCATTGCCTACACCTTTAGCATACTCAGTAGCTGTAGTACCTGCAGTTGTTGCGTATTTTTTGTTTGAGTCGAATGTTTTTTCTGCAGCTACCTTAGCATCTTCACTAGGAAACTCTTGTCCAGATAGTTCAGGGTAAGTAGATTTAAAAACTGGGGGAGGAGGAGGGGGGTCATAGGCTACAGGTGTAGGTGCTACAGGAGCAGGTGCACCATCTCCACCACCACCACCAAAAGTAATACGGCTGTTAAGTTTAACACTAGGCATAAAAGGATTATAATTCATAATTAAAACTCTTTCTTATGTGTTTTAGTAGGATTAGAGAACCTTCGCCAATGTACTTTATTACTACCATATAGTTCTGCATGTTCTTTTCTAATTGAAGTCATCATTTGCTTTGCTTTTCCTGTAGTAGATATAAAATCTAAACCCCATAGTTGTTTATCTTTTATGTCTTTGTCTTTATAATCTTCTTGAGTAGGGTTATACTTATACTGTAGAAACTTGTCTGCTTTTTCTTTTTTAAACCAACACCAAGTTATAAGACCTATTGGTTTATCTTCTTCATAAAATATTCTGATTCTATTATTGCTAATGGGAAGTATTAAATAACTATTAATATCATTAAGATTATATTTACTATGACTACCACTATTAATAAATAACATTAACCCATCTGATATTGCTTTGGTATGTTCTACTATCATTAAAATCCGTCTTTTAATCCATCTAGTATATCTTGAACTGTAACTTTTTTCTTTGCATTAGGTGTGTATCTACATTGATAAGTTTTAGGGCATTCACTAAACTTAAACATAGGGTAGTGGTAGCCTATTGTACCATTAGCTCCACGGTAGATGCAAACTTTTTCTCCCTGTATTGTAGTTCTTTTAGCTAAACTACAAGTAACGTATTCTGGGTTAGTTAAAAACCCTGCTAGTACTAAAGGCAATACAAAAAAATTAATCATTAACTTACCCCTAATATTACTAAGTAGACGCCCCCACCTAGAACTGCAAAAATACCTAAAGACAAACCGCCTATAGCCATATTGTTTTGTATCTGCCTCTTAGCTTCCATTGCAGCATACACAGTTTCTTCCCGTTCTTTGCGTATCTGTCTACGCATCTGTAACATATCATCATATGTAGAAGGGCCGAACCTCATGTTAAGCATGAACTTTATTTCTTTTTCTTTTTCAAGCAGTGTCTTCTTACGAACAACAAGGTCC